CATCGGCGGACGCGACGACTCGCGCTGAATCAGCAGCCAGCCGTCGCGGCGTTGCAGCACACGCGCAATCGCGCTCATGTTGCTTGCTGCGTTGACGTACGACTGATCGACGGCGACGGTGAAGCTGATTTCTCTGTAACCGTCGTCGCCGCCGACCTGGCCGGGGGCAACGTCCCACTGCGGCGCGCCTAGATCGAAGTCTTCGCCGCGCACATACACGCCGTCTGTCTTCGGCTGATTGATGTCGAGCAGCACGACCGGCGTCGTCGACGGCTGCTCGACGAACTGCACCTTGCCGGTACTCACCTGATCGCCCTCGCGCGGCGCACACGGCGATGCACGTGCTCACGTTCGCGCATGCCAGCACGCACGCCGTGAAAGGTGCCACGCTCGGTCGCGCGTTCGACCTTGCGTTCCATGCGTTCGATGACGTGATCCCAATGATTGACCGAGTGTTCGAGCTTGCGCACGAGCTGCCGCTGCTCGCGAATCTGCGGACCGAACGCCTTGCCGCCGATAAACTCGCCGAGTGCCTGCGTCGCTTTGTTCCGCGACTTATAGTCACGCTCGAATGCCTTGATCTGCTTCGGCGTCATGCGTGCCAGGTCGCGGATCAGCGCCGTGTTGCCGGTGCGTGCGATCTGCTTGAGGATTCCGGCGTCGAGTCCGCGCCGCGACAGTCGCCGAAGCTGCCGCAACGCCGTCTGCGCATCGTTGCGGTCGGCACGAAGCTGCACGCGAGCCTGATGCGCCGACGTGATGTCTTCGCCGAACGCTTCGTGTGTGAACGCCTGCCTGACGTCGGCGGTGAGCTGACGCTGCTTGTCGACGAGACTGTCGAGCTTCGTATTCGCGCGCTCTAGGTGCTTGGCGACCTTGTCTTGCCGCTGCGCGACGGTGAACATGCGGTCGGCGACGTTCTCCATACGGTGAACGAACTTCGAGTCTTTGCCGAAGACCTGCTTGAGCGCGCGAATCAGCTCGCGGAACGCCGACCGCGTGTCGCGTGCCGACTGCTTGCCGCTGATCCGGAACGCACGCACGGCTTGACGTATCGCCTTGTCGTCGTCGTGCTGCTGCTGCCTGCGCTCGGCGGCGGTGACCTTGCCGCCTTTCGCGTAGCGGCGCACAAGAAACTCGTTCGCTCCGGTGCCGTTGAAAGCCATATTCCAACCGGGCCTAAGCATGCCGCCCTGGTCGAAGATGCCGACGCGTCCGCCGCGCGCGTAGTGAAAGAGTCCGTAGAACATCGACGACAGCGGCGACAGGGCCGACGATCCGGTGACGACACCCGAGCTGCCGTTGCTTTCGACGTTGAGCCCGCCGATGTTGCCGCTCGTGTGACCGATGCCGCTGCCGCCGACGTTTGTCGACCAGCCGATTGTGTAGCGGCCCACCCCGCCATTCGGCGACCACGGCATCGTGCCGGTCGAGCCGATCCGCGAGTACGGATAGCGACCGAAAGCCGAGTTCACTACGGCACTTTGGAACCCGGAGCAGTCGTACGCGTACGGTCCGACCTTGCCCCAGCCGTACGGCTTGCCGACTTGCGACTGCGCGAAGTTCATGCCGCGCACGAGCTGCGACGGCGTCAAGATGCCGCCGAAGCCAAGCATGCCGGTCGTTGGGAACGCCGTCAGAATCTTGCTGATCATCGACGAGATTGCGCGCGAGTACGCGCTGCCGATCGCCGCCGACAGTTGCCGCACGAGCGCGATCGACTCGGCGAGCCCTTGCAGCTTCGTCGCTTGCAGCACCGTGTTGACCGGCTCGACAGCGCCGCCGTTCGCGAACGCTGGCACGTCGCCGAACTTGCCGAGCTGATTGCGTTGAATCATGCGGCGGATCGCGAGCATGACGCGGTGTCCGCGTAGAAAGTTGCCGCGACCGGCTTTCTTGACGTCCGACGCCGTGAAGACGTGTTCGTCAGGCATCAGCATCGCAGGCACAGAGTCGCGGCCACGTACGCCGCTCGCGCCGTACGGCACGACGCCGCCGCGCGCCATGTTGAACCGTGAAAGCTGCTGCGCGACCTTATTCGCCTGCGCCGTCAGCTTGACGTTGACGCCCTCGTCCGGCACGCGATCCATCTCGTCTTCGACGCCGCGCATTGCGGCACGCACGTCGGCGACGAGCTGCGGCCCGCCTTGCTGCTTGAGATACATGACAACTTCGCGCGGCAACTTTTTCTGCTCTTCGAAGATGTCGATGAGTTCGTTGCGTGTCGGATCGGCACCCTCTTGCCTGATCCGAATAAGAATCTGCTTCGGCGTCAGCTTGCCAGCTTCGGTCAGGTTCGAAAGCTGATTGACCGTCGAGTCATAGCCGAGCGTGTCGAGCGCAATCCTGATCTGCTTCGGCGTCGCGTTCGCCGCGTTGAGCATGTCGACGAGCTGCCGCCGTGTCGTGTCGACGCCGACCGAGTCGAGCGCGATCCGAACCTTCGGCGGCACCTGGCGCAGCAGCTTGTTGAATCCGTCGACGTCGATCTGCGCGCTGCGCGCGGCTTCCGACGTTCGCTCGATCGACTTCGCATCACGGTCGAGCGCGATCTTATTGCCCTTGAGACCGTCGCTTAGCTTATTCAGCGAGTCGATCTGACCTTGAATGCTTGCGATCCGCGCCGCTGCTGCGTCGCGGTCGCCTGGCCGGTCACCGTTGACGATCGCCTGCGCGTCTTCGAGCCGACCTTTCAGCAAGTCAAGCTGCGCACCGATGACGCTGCCCATGTGTTGCCACGCACCGGGCTTGCCCATCACGACGTCGACGAGCGAGCCGGTACTGATGCCGACCCGCTGCGCGAGCTTGAGCAGACCGGATTGCTCAAGTGTTTGCGCGATCTTCGCGCGCGTCCCACGCGTGATCGAGCCGGTCATCGCGTTGAGCGCGTCGGTGTAGGTGCCGACAGCAGGGATCGACTCTTTGAACGCGTCGTTCGTGTCGAGCAGCGCGGCGGCGAGTCCGCCGAGCGCACCGACGCCGAAACCGATTGCCGCGCCGATCGGTCCGCCAGCTTGGAAACCGATCAGACCGCCAGCACCGGCAAGCTCAAGCGTGCGCAGTTTCTCGTCGGTCTCGCCGAGCGCGACGATCAGCGCGCCGAGCCCTGCCGCGCCAGCGAGCCCCTTCGCGGCGGTACTCGCGCCAGCCATGCGCGACTTGAGCGCACCGAACTTGCTCGGCGCGGTGCGCATGTCAAGCACCATGTTCGACACGGCACCGCTGACGGCGGTCATCTTGACGCCGAGCCCACGACCGGCGAGTGACAGCGCACCCATCGCGAGCGCCAGATTCCGGACCGGCTCTGGCAGCTTCGCGAACGCCGACACGATCGGCTCGACGATCTTCGCGATGCCGCCGAGCACGTCGGCTGCCGAGCCTGCCGCGTCGACGAAGGTCGGCAGCAGATCGCTGCCGATGTCGAACAGCGACCGCGCCAGCGGTTCGAACGCGGTCACTAGATCGTTGACGCCGCCGATAAACTCGCGCGACCAACGACCGATCGGCGCATCTTCGAGAAAGCTCGTCAGCTTATTCGACACGTCGACGATGACCGGCGCGAGTGCCTTGCCGATCGCGAGCTGCGCGGTCTCGACGGCACCGGACAGCCGTTTCATTGCACCTTCGGTGCCTTGCATCTTCGCGTTGGCGAGCTTTTGGGCCTGCGTCAGATCGCTCGTCTGCGTGATGTAGTGTTCGAGACCTTTCGCGCCCTCTTCGACGAGAATGTTTGCGGCACGTCTCGCGTCGGCACCGAAGATCGTCGTCAGCGCCGACGAACGTTCGGCTGCTGACATGCCGCCGAGCGCGTCGTGCAGCCGCTCGGCCATTTGCTCGGCTGACACGAACTCGCCGTTCGCGTCGGTGAACTTGAGCCCAAGATCGGCCATTGCGTTCTTGGCTTTGTCGGTCTGCGGCACAAGCCGAGTCAGCATCGTGCGCAGCGACGTGCCAGCATCCGAGCCGACGATTCCGGCGTCGGCGAACGCGGCGAGAATGCCGGTCGTCTCTTGCACCGACAGACCGCTCGCATGCGCCTCTGTGCCTGCCTGCGACAACGCCTGCGTGACGTCTGAGACTTCGGCGCTCGACGCGTTCGCGGCACCGGCAAGCGCCGACACGGCAGCGCCAGTGTCCTTCGCAGTCAGGCCGAACGCACCCATTGTGCGCACGAGACTGTCGGCAGCGGTCGCCAGGTCGAGACCGCCAGCGGTCGCGAGCGTCAACGTGTTCTTGAGCGCACCGGCTTTGATCTGTGCCGGTGTGAGACCGCCTTTCGCGAGCTGCAACATCGCGTCGGCGGCTTCGTTCGCGCTAAACACGGTCTGCTTACCGAGCTGCATCGCCAGCCGGTCAAGCTCTTTGATGCCAGCTTTCGGCGCGTTCGTCGCGACCGCGATCTGCCGCATGGTCGTCGAGAACGACGCTTCGAGCTGCACCGACGACTTGACGAGACCGGCGACGCCGATCGCCAAGCCAGTCACGCCGATCGCGCCGAGCGTGCCTTTGAACGCCGACGCGAAGCTGCCGCCAGCTTTCTTGCCTGACGCGGCGGCAGCCGCCGATACCGGCGAGCCGAACTCGCGCGCGATCGCCGAGCTGATGCCTTTCGTGGTCGGCACGAGCGCGACGTACGCGGTTGCAATCTCAGTTGCCACTAGTCACGCCCCTTCCAGCCGAGCCAGTCGTCGATTTCGTCGAGCGACACCGGATCAGAGCCGATGCGTTCCGGCTGCCTGATGCCTGGCCGCTCGATCGGCTCTGGATAGTTGCGGCCTTTCTGACCGTCCGCGCTGCGCTGCCAGTTCGCGACGTGCAGCGCGTCGACGGCTGCGGCAAGCAGATGCTCGGTCAGGCCCCACATTGCGTCTTTGCCGTGCATGGCTCTGCCGTACGCCGAGTCGAGCGGCAGATTCGCGATGATGACGGCAAGGTCACCCCATGACAGCTCAGCCGTGCCGACGTCACGCAGACGCAGACCGAGTGTGATCAGGTCGTACTCGATCTCTTCGCCGTGCTCCGCGAGGATCGCGAGGAGGTCGCAGATTTTCCCACGTCGACGCCTGCGGCTTCGCCGATGATTTCGTTGAGCACGCCGAACGTGCCGCCTTGCCGTACCCACTCGTCGTACTGATCGCCGAGCAGCAGCTTGCTCGCGGCTTCGTTGTCGTTGCCGATCAGGTTCGTGACCGCGTCGGGCCACAGCTCGGCGGGCGGCACAGTGAACACGACGCCGTCTGCGCCGTCGACGGCGATCGACTCGCGCTCTTGCTTGATCTTGCTGATGACGTCGGACAGCACGAATCGGCGACCGAGCGTCGTGACCTGATACACCTCGCCGCTGCCGTTGCTGTCGGCTTTCGGCTTTGCCGGTCGCTTCGCTGCTGCTTTCTTGGCTGTGCTCTTACGTGCCGTCATGGCTGGCCCTCTCGTGCTGGCCGAAGGTGCGACACCGGACGCGGCTGGGCCAGCACGGTCAGCCGCGTCCGGTGATCAGTGGGAATGCGTTGCCTGCAAGGCATTACGGCGTCGTGTCGATGCCGTCGTCGCTGTACTTCATTGCCTTGACGCCGCTCGCGTTGGGGAACGCTTCGAGCGTCACCGGATAGCCGATGACGCTGCCGTCGCTGTAGGTGACTTCGCCGACTTCGGTGATCTGACCATCAGCGACGCAGATGCGCACACGCGCAACGCCGTCTTTCACTTCGATAATCCACGCCTTGTGCGGCAGTTGCTCGCCGGTAACGGTGACCGCCTGCAAGGTGCCGACCGTCGTTGTCGGCGGCGTCGTCGCCACGTTCGCGTCGCCATAGACCGTCTTGAGCGCGTCGGCGTTCAACGTCTCGATCATCGTGAACGCGAACGTCAACGAATGGTCGGTCTGCAACACCTTGACGATGTCGCCGCCCCAAGCCTTGATCTTTTCTGTCGTGCGCTCGCCACCTTCGGTCACGCCGTCTTCGCCGACGTAGCCGATAGCCTTGAATGATGCGTTCGGTGCCGTCGCGACAGCGGTCGGCATCGCAGTGCCGAACGGGGCCACCAGCACGCCGCCCGTTGAGAGCGGCTTACCTGCAACGACATTCGAAACAGTGTTAGCCATTGTTTCTTTGTCCTTTCGGGCGGGTGTGCTGGCCTAATCGGACGGTGATGCTGCTACAGCGGCGCGCCGCGATAGTCGATCGAGTACGTCGCCGTGTAACGGATTTGGTCAGTCGTCGGATCGGGGAGATTCTGCGGACGCGACGCCGACTCGATCCGGTGAAACTGCACGCCTTGTATCTCGTCGATGCCGTGAATGATCGCGCGGCACAGCGACGCGATCGCGACCGCGCGCGACTCACGTTCGGCCCAGGCTTCGACGGTGACGAGCGGCGAGTCGACGACGATGTCTCGCTGCGCGCCGCCAGTGACCATCAGCCGAACGAACTCGGGTGGTCGCGTGCCGTTTGACAGCAGCGGCACACGTGTCGACACCGGAATGCCGACGTCAAGTTGATCGAGCTGTTCGGTCAGATAGTCGACTAGCAACTGTTCGATGTCGCCGAACACGACAAGCTCGGTCATCGGCCTGCGCTGATCGCACGCGTCAAGTTGCGGTCACGCGCTTCGGCGAGCATCGCGTCGAACGTCGACGTGATCACGACGGCGCGTGCGCGTGTCGAGCCGACGCTTGTCTCGACGACGTGACCTGGCCCTGCTGCGGCAGCGATCCGCTCGGCGCGTGCACGCAGATCGGCTTGCACTTCCGGCGATTGCAGCAGCTCGCGCACGCCGTCGCTGTTGAGCCTGATGCGTACCGATCGGATCGCCATTAGCCCTCCCACACGAGCAAGGTCAGCTCGACGTGATCGAGCCGCCCGGTCGGCGACGTCCAACGCAGCGGTTCGCCGTCGACTTCGTATGTCGTGTCGGCGAAGCGCAGCCGGTCGGTTGACTCGACGTCGACACCGGGCGGCCCGTATGCGCGCCAGCGAATCCCTGTGCTGTCTCGGTGATCAAGAATCTCTGGCGCGCCGAGCGGCTGCACCGACCAGCCGTTCGACTCGGACTCGGTCGCGTTCGACCAGTCGGCGACCGCCGAGCCGTGATCGTCAACCCAGGCAGGGCGAATGACGGTCACTGTCTGCGTGCCAATCGCGGTCGGTATCACGGTCGATTCCAGATGCGATAGCGGTCGAGCACGCGCAGCTCGTCGGTCGTCAGACCTGACGCGGCGTCGGTGTAGGTGATCGACACGCTGCCTGCCGATTCGCTGACGACGCCGGACGGCGTCACCGATGCGCGAGCAGTGACGGACGCGATGACTGCTCGCACATCGGCTGGCGTGTCGGCGTAGCCGTGCGTCACATCGACTTCGACGCCGCGCGGCTTCGCTGTCCACACGCCGCAATCGGTGTATTGCACGAGCCGGACGAGCCGACCGTAATGCCACCATGCGACGTCGGTCAGCGGCACAGTCTCGCCGTCGTTGCTAATCCACGAAACGTCGGTCACATGCAGCGACGGCAGCAGCAGCTCACGCGTGCCGCTGCCGTCGACGATCAACGTCTCGCTGACTTCCGGCGCGATGTGCCAGCCGCAATAGCCGCGCACGAGTCCGGTCGCGTACTCAAGCAGCAGCGTCGGATCGTTCGCCTGAAACGCTTGCAGCTCAGTGAGCGCGTCGGTCACAAGCGGCGGCGGCTTCGGCATGTCGGCTACTTATTCGCCGGGGTCCGCGACTTCGTGCGCCTGACCGGCTTCGCCGCGTCGCCGTAACGCTCGGCATCTTCCGGCGACAGCAGCATCGTGTGCTCGACGCCGTTGATGTCGACCGTAAACTCTTTCCGGTTGTCGTCAGCCATGTCGCGACTTCCCTTACTCTGTTGGGGTTTCGGCGGGCGCGGCGTTGTCTGCATAGGCGTTCGCCCATGCGCTGTCCGGCTCGATCAGCATGACCGTCTCGACTTCGCCGAAGCTGACCGTCATTTCGACACGCGGATCGTCGAACGGATCGGGCTCGGGCTCGGGCCACGGTATTTGCGGCGGCACCGGCGCGGCAGGATCAGACATGGTCGACACTCCCTTACAGCAACGTGACCTTGACGAACGCGGCAGGCACGCGCACGGCGAGCGCTAGCCGCTCTTCGACGCGGATCGTCACCTTGTTCGCTTGGAAATCCGTACCGTCAGCGTTTGTCGACTCGACGCGTACGCCGCCCTTGCGATAGACGGTCGCGGCCTGCGTGAAGTTGCCGACGAGCGCCGTACCGGCAGCGGTGCCAGCCGACACGACGGTCGGCAGACCCCATACCGGCGGCTGCCACTGCACGCCGCCGACGCCGTACTGACCTTCGAAGAATCCGCCGCCGTAATACTGCCCGTTGACATCCTTCGCGAGACGCAACTTTTGATAGTCGGTCGGGTTGAGCACCATGCCGTCAGCGGCGAGACCGGTCGCGGTCTGCACCTTCATCATCGCGCGGAACAGCGCGTCTCCGGCAGTGTCCGGCGCGACAGCCTGCGTCTCGGTCTGGATACCGGAACGGTTGAGCAGTCCGAGAATCGTCGAGCCGGTGCCTGCGCCGCTGAGCAACTGCGTCTCTTCGAAGATCGCCAGGTCGTACAGCAGCCGCGTGTTGATTTCCGAGACGAGAAAGTCGAAGTCTTCCATCATCTCGTCGGTCAGCTTGATCCAACCGGCGATCTTTTTGAGCGCGTCAGTGACCGGCGTCGGGTCGACGTAGTGAAGCTGCGGCTTCGTGCCGCCCTCAGCGACGGTCGTGAACGCACCTTCGCGCGCACCTTCGACGAAGTACGTCAACGCGTTGCCAGCGAGCGTGCCGCTCGACAACAGGTCGGTCAGGAATGGCGGACGTCGAAACGCCTGCACAATCGTTCGGTCGATCTGCGGAATGTTGATCGACGTGATTGCGTTCGCGGTCGGCGAGGTCTGCGGATCGGTTGCCGCCTTGAACTCTGGCGACGTGTACGACAGCCGCCGCTCGCCGCCCTTGAACCGTGCGAGCGCGTCGCCGCCATGCTTGACGAAGTGATCGCCAAGCGTCCGCGCAGGCTTGTCGTCGCCGTTCGTGTCCGGCGCGTCATCGGCAGACGACAGCGCGAGTACGGACTTGACGACACCTTGACCGCGAATCTTGCGGTCAATGTCGCGGACTTCGCCTTGCTTGCTTTCGACCTGCTCGATTTCGTCTTCGGTCAGGTCGCGGTCTTCACTCTTCGCCGTGTCGATGATCGTCTGCGCCGCCTTGAGTGCAGCGGCGCGGTCGTCAGTCAGCGTTGCTGTCGGCATGCTGACTCCCTTCGAGTAGCAGTTGCGTTTGCGCCGCGCGGACTCGGGCGGACGGTCGCGCGCTTCGGTCCTCGCCATTGCCCGTGTCGGGGTCCTCTGGCTTGCCGTCGCTGGCGTCGCTGGCCGCTGCCTGCGCGTCTGTGTGTAGTGCCTTGAGTGCGTCGCCGAGCGCGTCGTACGCAGCGCGCAGCGCGGTCTCGGCGTCGTGTGTCATCGCCTTTGTGTGTTCGCTGATGATCGACTTGAGGTAGTCGACAAGCGCAGGGTCTTCGTCAAGTAGCGCGTTCAACACGACGGCTGCCTGCTTGCCGAGATTGACGAGCGAATCTGGCGGCTCGTCGCCGATCTGCTTATACAGCGACAGCAGCTTGCGCGCCGCCGAACGCTTCGCCTCTGGCGACGCCGTCACGCCGCCGCGTGATCCGGCGAGCGCACCGGCAGCCGAGTGCACGCCGTTACGGTTGAGCGCGCCGCCAGGTTCGCGGACCGGCAGCGCGTAACGCTGCTTCGGTGTGCCGCCTGCGTCAGCGCCGCGATCGAGCACGCATGCGCGCTGCCATTGCTCGTCGCTGTAGTCCGACTGTGAGAACTTCGACCACGGCGTGTCTGACACCTTCGTCGACAGCAGCACATCAGCCGTCGTGTTCGTCGTCGTCAGCTTGAGCGGCGGATCGAAGGTCAGCGTCGTGCCAGCCGTCGCGTTGCTGTTGCTCTTCACGACAAGCGTCTGCGTGTCGCGGTTGCTGCCGACAAGTGTCGGTCCGACTTCGTGCAGCGTCAGCTCAAGCAGTTCGTTCGCGCCGTCGTCAGCCTGCTTCGAGTCTTCGATTTCGTACGCGTACGACCAGTTGCGCAGCCGGTTGCCTTTGAGCAGCGAGTACGCCTTGCGGCTGTAGTCGGTATCAAGGTCGAGCTTGCCGCGCACCCACAGACCTTCGTCGGTCTCTTTCGCGTCGAGCACGACGCCGATGTGCGCCATAGGATCGCGATGCTCGTGACTAAAGATGACCGGCAGCGGCGCATCGCGGTCGCGCCAGTCAGCGAGCGTCTTCGCGAACGCACCTTTGACGACGCGATCGCCGTCGCTGTCGACGTTGCCGAACACTGAGACGATCGCTTCGAACTCGCCGACGTCGAGACCGGCGTCGTCGCCAGCCTTGACGTTGATCGCGGTCGCCTCTTTCGTTGCGTGCATGGCTTTCCCTCTCGATCAAGCGACGCTGACGACCAGTTCGCATTCACAGCCGCTCGTCTCGCTCGCGTTACCTTCGGCATCGCCGGGCCACATCAGGCCGTTGGAGAACTTCGAGTCGAGCGGCACTGTCTCGCCGTTGATCGCGGCATGCGTCGGTCGCGGATTGTTCGACGTCGTCAGCCACGTCTTGTGCGCACGAGTGCCTGCGCCTTGCTTGGCTGCCTCTTGCGTCGCGAAGCCGCTAAACGTCGTGACCGTCGTCGTCGCGGCACGTGCGGCGCGCGTACCGGCAGCGACTTCGAAGACGCGCGCGACTTCGGCGTCGGCGTCGTCGGCGGCGACAGCCTTGCCGAGCTGATCGTGCGTCGTCGCGTTGATGTTCGTCGCCATGCGTTCACTGACCGAGCGCAGAAACGCGAGCGTGCGATCGGTGTCGTACAGCTCCGGATTCAACGCGATCGAACGCAGCGTCTTCGCCGCGACATCGTTCGTCACAAGATGCGCCAGACGCAGCAGCTCGTCGGTCAGCTCTTTGTCCCAGCGGCTCGTGTCGAACGCCTGGCTCAGCGGCTGACCGTTGCCGAGTCGTGCGCGGACGGCTGCGCCTTGACGCCGGAAGTAGCGCGCAAGCAGGTCCCACGCCTGTTGCTCGTGCGCCTTATCGGACCGTGCCTTGACCGATACCGTGTGCGACGCGGCTTCGAGCTGCGGTGGGCCGGTCGGCGCGGTGTCACGCGGCGACGACAGACCGCCAGTCGTGACGTTGAGCGGCACGACAAGCTCGTCACCTTCGTCGAGCGCCGGAAGATTCTGCTTGGCTCGCGCTTCGTTGCGCAGCATCCACGGCGCGCCGACCGACGTCGACAGCACGGCGGCTTGCTCTTCGAAGCTGCCTTGCAGTTTCTCGGCGATGTTGAACTCGACATACACGTCGTCGCGTGCGTCGAAGCGC